CTCTAATCATTGGGTCCCTTGGTGATATTTATAGCAAATTTCAAGGGCAACCTAGTGGCCAGGGTAACACGCTACCTGATAATTCGCTAATTCATTGCTCCTATTGGTTTTACCATTGGTGCAAGAATGTTGTGCAGCATTTTGACACTCTGCAACCAACCTGGGCTTCTTTCGTTAGCCAAGTGGAGTTAATCGTCATGGGTGATGATGTCATTTATAGTTATAGCGATTTGGTAAAAGAATATTTTTTACCTTCAGTCATTCGTCGTGCTTTTAAAGAAATTGGAATTATATTTAAATCCACAGCTGATGTTCCCCAAGAAATCACTCAAGTTGAATTTTGTTCGATGACTTTTGTTGATGTTCAAGGAATTTTCATGCCTTTTATGAAAAGAGAGAAAATGCTCGCCAGTATCTTTTTGAAGGGTGGTAGCAATTATCGTGTAATTTACCGTCGTCTACTTGCTCTTCGTATTGAGTGCTGGTGGGATAAGTTTCTGGTTGATTTGATTGAGGATCTTTTAAGACTCATCAAAGAAAGACATTTTTTTAAATTAACTACTAAATGTACTGGTCTCGATGGTGATGACACTGATTATGAGGTGTTTAAACATCTTTATTTTTCGAAGTCTCACATTGATAATCAGTATATAGAACCTTTAAATTAAACTTTTGCTTATAGCCTTGTTTATTTGATTTTCTGTTTGTTTTTTCATAGAATCTTGTTTTTGGGCTATAAAGCTTTTGTTATGGATCATATTTATGGAGCTTATGATCAGTTAGTTGAATTGGATGATGCTTATCCAACAAATGATGGTGGATATGGCTTTTTTGTAGGCAAGCAAGCCCCGCCGCCCATGATTTCTAAATTTGTGCGTCGTGGTTTTGCTGGTGCAGTTAGTCCTATACTTGCTGGGGTCAATTATCTTACGGGTACGCCCCCGTATAAAAACACTGCCAAACGTGAGGGGTATGTATCACTTCCCTCGTGGACAGTGGGTGATATAAAGATGTCAAAAAATAAAACCGCTAAACGTAAGCCAAAGGTTAAACCGAACTTTTGGACTTCTAATAATCTTAGAAAATTTAAACCTGGATCTGGTGCTTATATGGATCTGGGGTATAAACGTGGAACTCGTCGTGCTTTTGTACAGAGTGGTAGACCTGCTCCTAAAAAGTATGTTCCACCAGCCCTTCGTAATATGGGTAGCCTTGTTTCAGCCAGACGTAAACCGCCTGTTTCTTATATTCCCACGGTTAATAGTGGAATGAAAACAACCTTCTCTCGAGGCCGAAATCCTGAGTGTATGCGTACACGTATGCGTTTTCGTGTTGCTCAGTTAATTTCGACGGTTCCTGCTACCGGTGCTTACAATGGAATTGATTTTAAGTACGCTACTGGAAATCGTGGTAAAGAATTGCCATTATGTTTGACAAACAATTTTTATTTTCCTTTTTTCATAACTAATTTTGCGCGTTTATTTGATTTTACTTACTTTAATTCGTGCTATTTAGAGTATGAACCAAGGGTTAATACGACTAATGTTGCTGCTATTCTTATGGCCTATGAGAAGGATCCAGAGTGGCCTGAATCTAAGGGAGCTTTATCGGCTGCCTCTGTTAATCCGACGGAGGCGCAGTTGATTTCTTTGGCTACTTGTTGCACTGATGTTGCTTATAACAAGTGTCGTGTGGTCGCTGATCTTTCTCGAAATAAATTTTTTAATTCTGGAGAAAATTTGTCTACTAAAATTGACTATGGTGTTCAGCAGCCTGCGAGCTTGCGTCAGGTTGTTAATGGTTTGTTCATGGTTACCGGTGTTTC